GACCGTTTAAAAGAGCTTAAAGTTCAATTTGAGCAATCATTGACAAGCTTAGATGCCGTTCATCAACTGATTTCAGTGGACGGTAAAACGATTCGAGGCAATCGAGGTAAAAATCAGAAGCCTGTTCATATTGTAACGGCTTATGATGGGGGTCATCATCTTAGTTTGGGACAGGTAGCGGTTGAGGAGAAAAGTAATGAAATTGTTGCCATTCCTCAGTTATTGCGGACAATTGATATCCGTAAAAGCATTGTAACGATAGACGCAATGGGCACGCAGACGGCTATCGTTGATACGATTATAAAAGGTAAAGCAGACTATTGCTTAGCCGTCAAAGGAAATCAAGAAACACTTTATGATGATATTGCTCTTTATTTTAGTGATGTCAACTTATTGGAAGAACTCCAAGAAAATGCGCAGTATTATCAGACTGTTGAAAAATCTAGGGGACAGATTGAAGTTAGAGAATACTGGGTGTCTTCCGATATCAAATGGTTGTGTCAAAACCATCCCAAATGGCATAAGTTACGTGGTATTGGGATGACTCGTAACACGATTGATAAGGATGGTCAGCTGAGTCAAGAGAATCGTTATTTTATCTTTAGCTTTAAGCCGGATGTCCTCACATTTGCCAATTGTGTACGAGGTCATTGGCAGATAGAGAGTATGCACTGGTTATTGGACGTTGTTTATCATGAAGATCATCATCAGACATTGGATAAAAGAGCCGCATTTAACCTAAATCTTATCCGAAAAATGTGCTTATATTTTCTCAAAGTGATGGTATTTCCTAAAAAAGACCTCAGTTATCGTCGCAAACAACGGTATATTTCTGTCCATTTGGAAGATTATTTAGTCCAATTATTTGGAGAAAGAGGCTAAGCAGATCATTGATTTAAAAAGGAATCTTTTCAAAATTGATGTCCGGGCACAAAAGGATGAAGAGAAAGTTTTCATGCGTACGGCGTGGCCTGGGTTACGAGTAATCTTGACATGCTTAAACCTTAACTGAGCTGTGTCAGTTGAAATCTTATTGTAGATGTTATCCAAATAGATGGAGTTCCTACGCCAGTAGGAGATACTTCTTTGAAGATAGGTTCTTGTAGATTTCCGATTGTTTGGACGGAAAATCCTAGCAAAAACCTCCTTCAAATTTTTCAAATAGTTGTTCATTCTTCACCTCAATCAAAGTAGTAGCTCAAGTCTTCCTTGAAATTTTCATAACAGATAAAGGCATCTAGCTGACTAGCAAAGACGTCAATCTTTTCTTTTGCCTTTTCCTTGTTTGGAAAAATATTGTTATTGGCATCAATTTTGACACGGACGTTGGCATGATTCCATGTCGCCACAGGATCATCAAAGATGATTTTGCCCATCTTAGCCTTCTCCTTGTAAACCTTGAGCGGATTTGATAACGATTTGACCGTCTGGGGAATATCGTGACAAATATCCCCGTAGTAGTCGTTAAACAAGCGAATAAGTTCCCTTGCATTGTAGCGGTCATAACCGACTGCCACAGGCAAAATTCTGTTGTCACTCATAAACTGCCGTAACTCTTCAAAGATATAGGCTTGGTCATTGTAGTCCAATTCATGCACATGCAGCATGCCACTTAATTCCCACTCCGTGTACTTATCACGCAGTTCCTTTGGCAATGTCTCAATGGTATGCCGTGGCATGAATTTCTTGTTTAGATAGTGCCGTTCTTCCCCACGCACAACCATAAAAGAGATAGAGCAGATGTCATTGACATCTGACAAGTCAATCCCAATCACACAACGGGCGTTCCGTTCATCATCTCCGACAAACAAACTCTCATCAAACTTATCTGACCAACCTTTACACTCTTCATTGCTGAAGTAAGCAAGATAGTTGTTGACAGGAAGATTGAAAGTCTTAGCCATCAGCTCAGCTTGTTGTGCTGGATCATTCTTGCTCATCTCAATATCACGAGCGATGGTTTCTTTCTCTGTCGTGATACCAAGTAATGGCATAGCTTTCTGCCACATATCAGGGTCATGAATCTCTGACACATCGTCCAACTGATAAATCCAAGGCATGACAGAATCATTGATAATCTTGTCATCAAGGATATCTACCCAGATGTTGTAATACTTATCAAAGAGCTTGTCACGCTTAGTTCCATTTGTGGAAATGTACCAGGTTATCCAATTCTTACGCTTACGGCTGGAACCATCATTCACAACCTTGATGAAGTCATCATCATAAGTGTGCACCTCATCAAAGATATTGTAGTGAGCATTAGTACCGTCAAGGCTTTCATAGTCAGAAGTCTTGATAGACATAAGACTGTTAGTTGTTTCATACAAGATACCTTGCTTGGTTGACCGTAGGATGTCAGCCTCACGCATATAGTGCAGCAAGCTTTCTTCATTCGACAACATCGCCCTTGAGGCATTGAACAAATAGCCAGCCTGTTCACGACTGTAAGCAAGAAGCTGAATATCAGCACCCCACTCACCGTCAATGATTTGACCAACCTCAGCAATAGCAGAACCAAGAGTAGTCTTACCTGTGCCACGAGGCACAATAATAGGCACCTCATGAATGAGACGCCTTTCTTCATAATCTGTGTATTCTTCCAAGGTATCAGGATTGGTCTTAGTAACCTCAACCGTGTGATAAAAGCCCCACGTTGTTTCTAACCAAACCTTTTGTGGTAATGCTAAGCGTAACTTACCAGCAAGGCCTTTAGTATTGCTGCACTCTTCCTCAATGAACTCAATCCGTTTGTCAGCTTCCTCCTGTTTGAAGAGGTATTGCTCTTTGTATCGCTCAACACGTCTAATTGATTTCATTGTGAGCTTACAAATACGAATCTTACCAGTATAGATGAGCTGAGCATACTTATCAAAATATCTCATCTCAACCATAACGTGCTAACTTCTCCTGAATCATTTCTTTGAGACTGTCACCCTGTGGACTTTGCTTTTCAATCGTTGACATGATCTGCATGTTAAGCTTTTGATACTTTTCCATTCCATCAAGTAGGTACTTATCAGGTAGCTCACCGTCATTGATGACCTTATTGATTTCAAGCTGGAAGTTTTCAATCACTTTTTGATTGTGATTGTATTGAGTTTTGAGATTTTTCAACACAACTGAATCATTATCACTGATTTCAAGCATTTTTTCTTTTGGAATCAGCTTGAAAGTCTTACGAGATAGCTCAACACGTTCCTGCCTTGTGTACTTTTGCCGTTGATTGGCAAGCTTTTCCAACTCTTTGAACTGACTTTTGGTGATATTTGACCTAGTTTCTTCAAATATGCCCAGCTTTTTTCGATACCTGGTAAGGGTAGCACGACTTATTCCTAGCTTTTCTAAAACTTCATTGATTTTCAAAATCATGCTCCTTTCTTGTATCAATTTTCGTCAATTTTGGGGGAGAGGTACACAAGAGGATTGACACCGTTATTATTTTGGCGCTGTCAAAATTCAAAATGGGGGGAGTCCACAAAAATTCAAAAATAAAAAAATCAAAAATAAATTTATATTCCGATTATCTAAATTTAAATTTATTTTACTTTGAAAAGTTTTTGTGTTGTGACATTCAAGACAAAGTAACTGACAGTTCTCTTCGTTGAGAGTGATAGATTCATCTTGATAATTAGTTTCGTCAATCTCTATGATGTGGTCAACAATACTCTTACCGTGAATCAAACGTCCGCACATGTCACAACGCATACGCTTAGCTTTTCTGATTTTATTTCTCAGAGTTCTCCAAGGTTTCGAGTTGTAGAATTTAATCTGCCAAGCTCTGAACCAGTCAGAGTGTTTAGGGTTTCTATAGCCCACTACATTGACCCCAATGCAAAACTATCTCTTGCAACCTCTCTTGAAATGTCTCTAAACTTTAAATCTGCTTCACTCACTATTCTTTTGTCATAGTTGATTAACGGATTTAGAATATTATTTACCAAACTTGGCTTTATTACGATTTTATTTACAGTCTCGTTAGGCTTAATATCTAAAGTCACCTCATATCCATTTGCAATATGTTCTAAGTCGTTCTTCGTGAGATAGATTTCTAAAGTGCTACCAGCTTCAAGCCTAATTCCATCAAATGCATTTTCATCTTTCATGGCATCGTCACCCCCAACAAAAAAGAGAACATGCCTAAGCTTGCTCTCTGGATTTTTCTCATGTTACAAATATATCAGATTGTTTTTGTCAATAATACCCATTTTTTTGACAAGATTATTTTTCTATGGCTGAAATTATGTAAAATAACCATGCTGAACTATCTATATCTTATATTTTATCCAATTTTGTTTCACACTAGAAAACTAATTAGGACAAGGCTTTAAGCTCACTTCAAAATATAGACTAGAAACTTCCTCGTTATGGATAGTTGAAAAAATCAAAAAAATATTAGAGGCTAAAATTACTCATCTTAGTATCAAGCTCATCTTGCCTTACACAAATGTAGATTAGTGTAACTGCTGGGCTTGAATGATTGAATAGTGACATCAAGTCAGCAACGTTCTTGTACTTCTTGTAGTAATGATAGCCAAAGGTTTTTCGCATTGTATGAGTTCCAACATTGTCAATGCCGAGGTCTTCAGCAGCTCTTTTAAGAAACCAGTAAACCGTCTTATAACTGAGCGCCTTGTTCTTTCCGACACGACTCTGAAATAGATACTCATGAAGTTCCTTGTCTTTGACAAATTCCCTCAATTCGTTTTTGAGTGGCCTTGTCATCTTAATACTTTTATACTTACCAGTCTTTTGTTCCCTAACTTTGATGTGCCAGCCTTGGACATCTTTGACCTTTAGCTTGAGAATATCTCCAACACGGAAACCTGTATTGATGCCCAAAAGAAATAGCATGTAATACTTTTCATTCCAAGATGATAGATAGTCCTTCATGGCTTGTATATCGTCTTTGTCTCGTAGCGGTTCAACAATATTCATCGCTTTGCTCCTTTCTCAAAAAAATAAAGCACCAAGGATTTCTCGGTGCTTAGCGACACTATCAATCTATCAGATTGTTTCTGTCAATTCTATATGTTTTTTTGACAAGTTACATGAACAATAATTTTGCAAGTGTATCAAGGATGACTTCACGTCTTCTATAAATCTGCTTGCTATGTCTGTAAAGATAACCTGTCTCGCCATTTTCCATGATGTGCCAAACTTGAATCCAATCATATCCAGTATGTTCTCCCCACCTCAGATGGAAAATTTTCTTATCATCGGGTTCAAGTACCTCTAGTAATTCTGATATCGCATTTTGGAACTCTTCCAGTTTCAGAATCATTGGGTCACTGGCATAAGCAACAGCTAGATTTTCAGAAGTATTAGTTGAAGTTCCACTGCGACTAGCTCCTGAATCATCGATTCCTGGCATTGTCAGGTTTTTGACTGCATAGATTCTTTCCAGTTCATGACGGCGCTGCCCAATAAGTTTATCAATTTTTAGATACTTAGCCTCAAGCTCAAACTCAAGGAAATCACGTCTTGTCTTACTTGCTGTTTTCTTTGTCAAATTGTTCTCCTTTGGAATGCTCTTCTTGATTCTTTCCACTTGATGATTCTGCCATTATTATCATTGTTCCAATATGGCGGTAATCTACAGCCTTCCTTTTCCACATAGATAATCTTTTCAACAACGGTTTCAAGTGGTTGTGGTTGCTGGCCTTCATCAATCCAACCAAGCAACCAGGCTGGGTTGATATTGTAAGCCTTAGCGATATTTTCAACCTGACCAATAGATGGTGTACCGCCTTTTTCATAATGTAGCAGCGTGTTCATAGAAATGCCAGTGGCTTCATGCACATCTCTGCGACTGAGGCCAAGTTTGTTTCTTAGTTCTTCAAGCCTTAACTTCATCTTCCCCTCCATCTTCTGTGTGGTCTTCGATTTTCTGATTTTGCACGAGCAATAGCAGAGCGACACATGTCATCCCAGACATAGTCAGCATTTTCCAACTGCAAATCAAGGCATCTAACCTTCAGACGGTCATTCTCAACTTCTAGCCGTTCAATGTCTTTGTATGCTCTGTTATATAATTCATCTTCAAGAAATCTAATACGCTCAGCCATTGCCTCTTGAATGACGATGTAGGTGGGTTTCTTATATTCGTTCATAAGCACCTCCTAAAACGGTAGATCATCATCTGAAATATCCATAGGCTGACTATTTCCAAATGATGGTGGCAATTGGTCATGCATGCTTGCCTGGTTCGTTGAATTATCACGCTTTTCAAGAATCTGGAAGCTGTCAGCAACAACCTCAGTCACATAGATACGCTGACCTTGCTGATTTTCGTAGCTTCTTGTCTGGATTCGTCCAGTAATACCAATCAGCATTCCTTTTTTCGTCCAATTGGCCAAGTTTTCAGCTTGTTGTCGCCACATCACACAGTTGATGAAATCAGCTTCACGATCACCAGCAGCATTCTTGAAATTTCGATTGACTGCTAGGTTAAAAGTAGCGTTTGCGATGTTTGACGGCGTGTAACGTAGCTCAACATCTCTTGTCAAGCGGCCAATAAGTACAACATTATTGATCATCAACCTCACCAACCTTTCTGAAAATGTACTTGTCAGAGAACTCTTTTCTGTATCTCTTTTTGGTAACCCTCATAGCCTCATTTTTATTAGTCGTTGGCACGTTTGGGTTAGCACTATGAAGATAGACAGGCATAACCTTTCCACCAACAAAAGCATCAAATTCTTTAAATTCAAGGATTCCTATTGATTTTTTCATTTCTCTTTCTCCATTTCTTCAATCAACCAGTCAAGGTTCTTTCTTGCTTTTTTGAGGTCTTCAAGGCCGTTTTTCTTTCGGTACCGTAGTTGGTACTTTAGGGCATTTCCTAGATAAAATCCTTTGAGCATTTCAGGGGTCATAAAGTTCCTGAGAACATCAATTGACTCTAAACCGTATTTCCCTTGATAATGGCTAGGATAGTTTACATTGTCATGCAAGATTCTGAATCCAGTTATCTTACCTAGCTCACTTTCTATCTTTGTGTAGCCTTGTTCAATGAGTTTCTTCATTTCCTCATCTTCATCATTTAGAATATTGAGCCGTTTTGTCATAAAATCACATTTTGTCATTAGTTTCCACGTCCTTTCAAATAGTCAGGAATGTCATCACCAACAGTAATTTCATTGTATTGTTCCTCAGTAACCAAGAACTTGCCATAAGCGCCAGCTGTAACTGTGTGACGGCCTTCAATGATTTCTTTATCAGTGATTTTGCCAAACATTTCAGCGCCAGCATTGTCAGCCACATAGATAATCACCCTGTCAGCTTCCTGATGGCCTTTCTGGTAGCCAATATCATAAAACAGATAGTTGAATCCAAAAACAAATACAGTGATGATGATGGCACTAGCAAAAGCCTTGAGATTGTTGAAGAATTCTTCCCAATTCAGGTTTTTCATTACAAATCCTCCTCTTTAACCCAAATTCCATTGATTAACTTGCCTTTTCTGTCCTTGATTTCTTCATAGGCAATAGCCAAGCAATCATCAGCCGTTGTCAGATTGTGGATTGCAATGGAATGAATATTAGAGTGAAGCAAGCTAAGTTCTGGACGGATAAGCGGTGTTTTTGTTTCGTTGTGGAAGATATGCTTGTAGAGTTTCTGAGCCATCTCCCCCAAACTTGAAGCAAGTAGCAACAGCTCCATATCTTGTGGACTTGCTTCAATCTGAGCACCGTTCTTGATTTGTTGTTCAATGCCAATCAGGACAACTTGCATGTCCCCAAGTGAATCACGGATGATTTCACTCTTACCCTTTGCAATACCAGAGTAAAGCTCCCCAGTTTCCTCAATCAGCTTCTGAAACTGCTTGACAGGATTTGCCTCGTGTAAGTTACGGTCAATAAACCACTGTTCAACCTTCTCTTCAAGTGTCATTGTTTTAGTCATTTTGATAAACCTTTCTTAATATTGTTTTTAGATTTTCGTTGATTCTATCAGCCTCTTTTTCATCGATAAGAAAATTGTCTGCACTTTCATTGATTTCTGAGATGGCAAACTGTATGGCATCACGATAGCCCTGCTTGCTCCATTCCAAGGCGAAAACCACCAATGCCAGCAAAGAGGTCTAAAAATTTCATCAATATCTCCTATCTTCCATATCCTTCGGATAAGCAAAGCTATTTCCAGTCACACCCTCAAGAATCCGACTAGACAAAGCACCGTTGCCATAATTGTCAGCATACAAGGCCTTAATCTCCTTACTGCTCAGGTTCGTGTTGATGATCGTGTTGCTCCGATTGTCCAAAATCTCATACAGTATTTGATGAGTCCACTCATTGTTCTGGCTGTCGCCTTTGCGACTCTCCTTGCCCAAATCGTCCAGAAAGAGGTAATCAACCTTAGTTAGTAACTCAATCATGTCAGCCTGTCTGTACCCATTGTCAACCTTGAAGCTTTCTTTTATTTTTGTAAAAAGGCTTACCAGTGAGATGAAAAGGACAGATTTTGGTGATTCGTAGGCTTTAAATTGCTCATTCAGCCACTTGGCAAAGCTGTAAGTCAGATGGCTCTTACCGACACCAGATGGGCCAGTCACAATAGCATTGCCAGTTTTGCCCTGCCTGTAAAATTGCTCCATCCGCTTGACAAAGTTAATGGCCTTTTGATCAATCTCAGACTTAATCTCATAGTTATCCAGACTCTTAGCCCTCAGCTTATCTGATACCAAGCTATCTCTTTCAAAAACAGCGTAGGTATCAGCAAGTTTACTGTTGATTTTGCTCTGGCTGTTCAACTTATCTTCAAAGATGTTGATAGCGGCCTTGGTACACTCAGGGCATTGCTTGAGTTCTTCACGTCTTCCCTTAATCGGTACTTTAGTCAGCCACAACTGGCAACCGTGAACCTCACAAGTTTCATCCAAAACTTGCCTGGTTTCAAAATTCTTAAAAGGATTCATCTAAAAGCCCAACCTTTCATCAGTTGTTTCCGTCTTGATTCGTGGTGCTTGATTCAAATAGCCTTCAAACTTAGAACCAAAGAGCGTTTCAGGTCTGAGATACTTTTCATACTTAGTGCCTGACCAATCCTTGACCGTGGTATCAATTACATGCTTAAAGTCATCTAACCTAAATCCTTCTGACCATCTAGCCTTGATAAGAGTTTTGTTCTTCTGAATGTTAGGCCTGTAATTTCTATTAGCTTTTTCATTCAAGTAAGAAATGATTTCCTTGTATGGAATGTCTTCTTCATCATTGTCTGAAACAGTAGGATAGGTAGTTAAGCTATCCTTATCTAAGCTACCCTTACTTAACCTAACCTGTGTCTCCATTTTGGATACATTTTGTATACAATTTTCAATAGGTTTGAGACTGGCTGTTTTTGACTTGTCATACTCTAGCTGAGCCTTTTCTGACTGGTATAAAGTTGATTGAAAGCGGTCAGACTGGATATAGTTGTGAATCCTCCAATGACGGATAACGACTACACCACTATCAAAGGGAATCAAGAACCCTTTTGCAATCAGTAATTTCATATCATCATCACTAGCGCCAATAGTTCTCTGAATCGTCTTTGCCTTATCTATAAAGCCCTCATCATCAGCTCCCATGTTCAAATGGAAATAGAGAGCTTGGGATGATAGTGGCATTTCCAAAAAACGGTCAGTCTCAGTGATTTTTCTACTAAACATTCTGCGTTGTGCCATTACCATCCCCCTTAGTTAAATAAGTGTAAGCTCTGCTATAAGCATCTAAATATAGCCTGAATACTCCATTGACATATTGACCAGCGGTGTTTAGAAATTTGTATATTTCATGCTCTTCAAAATCAGCTTCAAAGCGTTCAATAAATTCTGATGGAATATGATTGAATCCTTTGTTGTAATCGAATTCTTTAAAAAGATTGTTAAAAATCCACCAATCATCATCAATCAAGTCATCTTCTTTGTCAACCTCAAAGAAATTTCTCAAAATTAAATCCTTTGCTTTTTCTTCATCGTAAAAATGAACAGGTCTACTTGATGATGTGACTTTTTCTAAAAAATATTCTAAATTACCAGTATAGTGACTGTAGAATTTTATCCAGTCACCCATATTGTGAAAATTACGAGCGGTTAATTCGCCAAAATCACCAGTGATAGCCAAGGATGAATTCTTTTTATCAAAGATAAATCTTAGATTATACTCATATCCTTTTTTTGGATCATAGTAATCTATGATCGTTAAGGTGTCTAATTCAATTTTTTCGGCAATATGATTTGTGTAATAATGGTTAAACTCAGTCATCATTATTCCTCCTCCACACTAGAAAACTTGGTATATTCCTTATGAAAATACAGCTTGACTGTTCCAAGGTTTCCGTGTCTGTTTTTTCTGATGATCAGCTCAGTGATGTCATTTTCTGGCTGACCATCCTTTTTATCTTGGTAGTAGGCATCACGATAGAGAAAGGCGACAATATCAGCGTCTTGCTCAATGCTGCCTGATTCCCTTAAGTCGGACATGATAGGCCTCTTGTCGTTTCTTTGCTCAACCCCACGGCTAAGCTGTGATAGTGCAATGACTGGCACTTTTAATTCTTTGGCAATAATCTTTAACTGCCTTGAAATCTCAGAGACTTCTTGCTGTCGGTTGTCAGACCGTGACCCTTGAATAAGTTGAAGATAGTCAATGACTATCAGACCAAGACCGTCAGTTTCTTGTGACAGCCTTCTGGCTCTTGCTCTGATATCAGTAATCTTGACCCCAGCTGTATCATCAATAAAGATTGGAGCTTCAGCAAGCTGACCCTGTGCATAGATAAGACGTTGCCATTCATTAACCGTCAGATTTCCTGTTCTAATATGATGGTTGATGATTGTTCCTTCTGCGGAAAGCATACGCTCAACAAGGCTTTCAGCACCCATTTCAAGAGAGAAGACGGCCACAGCCTTATTAGACTTGGTTGCCACATTCTGAGCTATGTTAAGAGCTAGGGCTGTCTTCCCCATCGCTGGCCGTGCCGCTAAGACAATTAGCTGGTCTTCATGCAAGCCTGTTATCAGCTTGTCAAAGTCATAAAATCCTGTTTCAATACCAGTGATTTGACTAGTATTGTTTGAGCGTTCCTCAATCTTGGCATGATTTTCCAAAAGGACATCATGGATAGGCCTGAAACTGCTCTTGTTGGTGGCCTGACTGACTTCAATCAATGACCGCTCTGCTTTTGCAATAATCTCATCAATATCCATGTCCTCATCGTAGGCGTTGCCAATGGAATCAGATAGGTTGCCAATAATTGACCGTAGCTGTGCTTTCTTGGCAACAATCTTGGCATAATGCTCAGCGTGTGAGCTGGTTGGCACTGCATTGACGACCTCAGCAATGTAGCTGATACCACCAACCATACCAAGCTCATCAGTGCTTTCTAGTGCTGACTTTATGGTGACAATATCAATGGCCTCACCACGATCAGCAAGGTTCACCATGGCCTTAAATAGTATCTTGTGAGCTGGCCTATAAAAGTCATCTGGTTTCAGATACTCAGCCACCTCAATCATTTTTTCAGGTTTGATAAAAATTGAACCAAGAACCGACTGCTCAGCCTGGATATCGTGAGGCAATACTTTTAATTCATCCATGTTCTCCCTCAATCAATAAATCTTTCTTCACCCGTCACAGGGTCAATACCAACACGTCTTCCTGTTTTTAAATCAATAAATCCAGCTTTAGGTTTAGGTTGCTGCTTTACTGGCTCTGACTGCTTCTCTCTCAATGCCTTTGTCAATCTGATGTTCATCAGTAGCGACTCAATCAGCGTTACTGATACAATCGTTCCAGCGATAATAATTTGTAAATTGTTCATAATATCTTTGTTCCTCCTAAATAACTGTTCTTTGCCAATTCTTGTGATACCATTCAATGACTTCATCACGAGGATATTTCTCACGAGCATTTGGAATTCTCGGAAAATCCTTATGACAGTTGAAACGTTCATCAAATGTTCCTGTGTCCTTGGTTCCAAGTAACATCTCTGAACATTGAGACTTGTTCAGTTCCATAGGAAAGCGATATTTCTCATCCATAACGACGTGCATGACCTTCAAAGCCCTATCCATGAGACCAGCTTCAAACTGGTCCAACATTTGAATCATTAGATCATTCATGATATAATCCTCTTGTATCTTTATATATGAGCCTGATTGCCGTCAGGCTTTTTTGCGTTTTACAGTTCATAAGCGTTCATCTCCAAAATTTTCATTTTGGTATTTGTGCTTGGTTCCCATGTCATCCAGTAAGATAATGCTGCTTCAGCAAATTTCTTTGGCAACATGTCATAGCGATTGATATTGAAATGGTCTTTAAAATCAACCTCAGCTTGTCTAAAGACCGACTGTGCGAAGACTTTATCAGCATAGGCTGGACTGTCCATTCCACCTAGACAAGAGACAACACGAGCTTTTCTCTTCTTCAGTAAGGCTTGAGCAAAGCTAGGATGAATTGGTTGCTCATTTTTCAGATAATCAACATCTTGAGCCAATGCCAACTGGTGCTCTTTCAGTTTCTTCTGTCCAGTAAATAGAGCGATGAAAGCCTCATCTGATAGATTTTCAGGCACATAAGCTCCCTGTTGCCGAATCTGTGGCAATACCTCGCTAGTGACCCAACGTTTGAATTCTTTGACCTGTGGCAATTTACTGGATAAGATAAGTGAGTAAAGACCAGATTCATTGATGATAATAGTTTCTTGCATGCGACCTAAATTGTCTGTGATGCCCTGTTTTAGGGCGTCATCCTCATCAACATGGAGTGCAATCGCATTTCGTGATTTTGAATAGCCTAAAATATCAGCCACGTCTTTCCCAACAAACCAAGGCTCGTTGTTAATGGTTACAGTACGGACTTCCTGCCCGTGAAAAACAAAAATTTCGTTCATTCTTAATCCTCCAACCTCGTCCAGCTCTCATCTATGTGTAATACATCAGATACCTTATTTTTGAGTTTGTCGCTCCCTTTGCCATATTTCAGCAATTCTGAGATAGTTGCCTTAGCAACACCACAAGAACGAGCTAGATGTGTTTGTGTCATCTGTTCTTCATTCAGCTTATCTTTCACTAGCTGAATCCATTTTTTCTGTTGTTGACTCATATTTTTCCTTTCTAGTTTGGTATAATTGACTTGAAATCTTTTATGAAAGGAGGTCAAGCCATGAATTTGAATCAAATTCGTATCATAGAGGCATGCCATAAATTTCTAATTGGCATCACAAATTTCGAAGAAGAGTTACAAGATGACGTTCTCGTCTATCGTTACAAAGGTAACCTTGTCAGCTTTGAAACCTATCAAGAATATGAACAACGGTCATTTGTAGACTATAATCTAAAATATGGCTATCTTGATGACACTAGAACTTACCTAGATGACAGAGCTGATTTGATAGCAGCTTTCCCTAGCGAAGAGCACTTGAGAGCCTTGCAAAGAGTTAACGATGCTGAACAAGCTCGTGTGCAAATCTTTAAGCTACTATCTCAGGTCAATCTTGACTCTCTCTCCGAAAAAAATTCCAACATCAAAAAAGATAATTTTGGATATGATTTCTTCAATTTTGCAACTAAAGAAGAATACCCTGTTTATCTTTTTTCAGATGATGAATCATTTGAGCTAGTTGCTATCAGTTGATACAACTTCGCCTTCAAAATCAAATGACTTCAGTTCGTGAGCTAGTTCTTCTAGCTCGCGGGCTTTTTTATTGAACTCTTTACTAAGTTCAATAAATTTATCCATGTTAGTAACTTTAACTGTCACTGTCATTGAACCGATTCCCATTCATCTACCCTCCTTTTTAAATTATTAACTAAAAAGTTAGCTAATCTCTTGACTTTTTTTAAATCTAGTTTTAGAATAAGAGCATAGAGAAAAGACCTACTAAAAGTAAGGTTTGACCTAAAGAAAGCAGACGCCAATCAGTTTTATTAGGCTTTATTTTTTAGTTGTCTTGTTCGCTAACTCTTTAGCTTACGAATATTATTTTAAACCTAGTTTTAATTTTTGTCAAGAATTTTATATCTAGTTTTAAAATATTTTTTTCGTATGCCTTAGAAAGGATACGATATGTCTGTTTTAATTGATAGGATACGTGAACTCAGTAATAAAAAGGGAATGTCTCTTAATGACTTAGAAGATACACTTGGCTACAGTCGTAATTCTCTGTATAGCTTGAATGAAAATTCTAAGATGGGTAAACCAAAGGAAATTGCACAGTATTTTAATGTCTCACTAGATTACCTACTAGGTCTAACAGATAATCCACGAATTGCCAGCGATGAGACAGCTATCATTGACGGTCAAGTTGTGGATCTGAGAGAAGCAGCTGCCCATACCATGCTGTTTGATGGTAAGCCACTTGATGAAGATGATATAGATTTTATTACAGCAGTCCTGTCTGCACACTTCAAAAATAAACAAAAGGATTGATTGCCTATGAAACTAGACCAACTCTGTAAAGAGTTTGGAGTGGAATTGTGCCTGTTCGATGCCAGCGACTGGCATAGTTCGGGATTTTACAATCCAATAACCAAGGTCTTAGGGGTTGATGTGAATCTGTCTGAGCAAGAACAAAAACAAGTCGCCCTACATGAGTTACAGCATAAAAATCACTTTCCATATCAGTATCAGCTTTTTAGAGAGAGATGTGAACTCGACGCAAATAGGAATATGATCCACCATCTTTTGAAGGAAGAATTGGAAATCGCTGAGGACCACACTCAATTCAATTACCTGGTCTTTATGGAAAAGTACAAATTAAAGACCATAGCTGATGAGGCTATGATCAAGGAAGAGTATTTGAATTTAGTTGGATAAAATACGTGCTCCCCTGAATCACGAATAAAAGCAGGGTGGGAAGATAGTTGTT